GGTCGGCTACAACCTGCGGATCATCCCTCGGCAGGAAGAACGGCTTTCCTTCGACGATCTCCGTGCCCTGGCGGTCAATCTCGATGTCTTGAAGCTCGTCATCGAAACGCGCAAGGATGAATACGCAGCCCTCAGATGGCGCTTCATTGCGCGCGACGGCTATACGGCCGGTAAGTCCGAGTTGAAGGATGTCTCCGAATTCTGGCAGTCGCCGGATAAACAGAACAATTGGGATGAATGGCTTCGCGCTCTCCTCCACGACCGGTTTATCATCGATGCGGCCACGGTCTACCCGAGGCCCACCAAGAAGGGGGAAATCCGGGAATCGGCAAAAGGCGCGACCTACTGCTTCGAACTGCTCGACGGAGCGACCGTAAAGCCCCTGATCGACGGGCGAGGGCGCCTTCCCAGGCCCCCTTCGATCGCCTACCAGCAGATCATAAAGGGCATTCCCGTAGTCGAATACACCGCCGACGAGCTGGTCTACCGGCCGAGAAACGTGCGCACGAATCACGTCTACGGGTTCCCGGAAGTAGAACAGATAGCCCTAACGGTAAATATCGCGCTGCGCCGCGAGTTGCACAAACTGCAATACTACACTGAGGGAAATGTCCCCGAAGCACTTATATCGGTCCCCAAGGAATGGAACGTCGAGCAGATAGCCACATACCAGGCCTACTGGGACTCCATCCTCGCGGGCAATACCGCAGAATGGCGTCATGCCAGATTCATCCCCGACGGATCGCAATATATCCCGATCAAGGAAGACGCCCTCAAGGGCGACTTCGACGAATGGCTCGCGCGCGTCGTCTGCTACTGTTTTTCCGTCTCGCCGGCCCCGTTCGTCAAAATGATGAACCGCGCCACGGCCCAAACCCAGCAGCAAACTGCACAGGAACAGGGGCAGCTCCCGGGCATGCGCTGGATCGCCAACCTGGTCAACTATCTCACATGGAACTATCTCCTTAAGGCAAACGTCGAATTTTCTTGGGAAGAAAAAAAATCGACGGATCCGCTCGTCCAGACACAGATCATGAGCACCTGGGTCGACAAGGGCATCCAGACCGCCGAACAGTGCGCCGGACTTCTCGGGCTCGACTACATTCAGCCGGAGGGCCGTCCAGAGCCGGTTAAAATCGCTGAAAATATCCAGCCGGGCCAGGGCCAGGAACCGCCCGTCGCCGGCGCAATTCCTTAGGGGAGCGCTGAAAAACCCGATCCGTCTTAATCACAGAACCGGCATTAAGCCATTCATGAAATAGGAGAGGAAGCCATGATCGAAGGGAAGGAAATCAAAATCGGGGGCGCGCCTTACATGCTTCCCCCTTTGGGCTTGGAAGGCCTTAAAAAAGCTATGGAAGTCCAGAAACGCTTCACCGAGATGAATGAGTCCGAGCAGATGGAAGCTAACATTGAAATCATCCACTGCGCCCTGGTCCGAAATTATCCTGAACTCAGCTTGGAAAAGGTGCGCGAAGACATAGACGCCGATGAGATTATAGGGCTGCCGAGCGTATTCGCCGCCCTCTATGAGAAAAGAGGCTCCAATCAAAATGGGGTGCCCAAAGGGGAAACGACGCGGCGCCGGGGGCTGACCAGGGGGCGGTCTGCGGAAGCGCAGAAAGAGCAGTAAAATGCAAAGGTTATTCATCCGCCAAGAATAATTAAGACAATGGAAAATGTTGGAATTCTTTTCTCTTCACCATTGAGTGCTCAATGGAGGATAGCCGCCAATGTCCGATGATGACGTCCAAATCAAGTTCGGGGCACAAATAAGCGAGCTCAAGTCTGCAATGGAGCAGGCCAATGACAGTGTCAAGGGCGCACTGGGAGATATGCAGGACTCCCTAAAGGACTTCGGGGACAAGTCCGCCCAGGCGTCACAGCAGGTAGCCGAGTCACAGAAGAAAATGGTCGAATCCGTAAGCTCGGCCCATGACAAGCTCTCCAGCTCGCTTGACACCCTCAAAACGGGCTTTTTGGCGTTGGCGGGCGCCGTCGGCGCCGGGGCTCTATTTAAAGGCATTATGGATGCCACGGTAGACTGGGGCAACGAAGTAGGCAGACTCTCATCGAGGCTTGGAATTAGCACGGAAAAGGCTTCCGATCTAGCCATGTCTTTTAAGATACTCGGAATGAGTTCCGACGAGTATCTGCAGATCGCGCAGCGCCTTGAACGCAATGTCAAGCAAAACGCCGACGTGATGGAAAATCTCGGGATCGTCCTCAAAGACCCCGTGACAGGCAACGCCAAAGACCTCGTAGACGTTATGGAACAGGTCCGGGCCAAGATTGCCGAATATGCGCCAGGGGCAAATCAGGCGCAGATTGCAATGGCCCTGATGGGAGGAAGGGCTGGAGATTTAAGCAAATTTTTGCGCCTCGATAATGAAATGATGGCGGAAGGGGCAAAAACCGCCAGAGAGTTGGGAATGGAGCTGGACAAGAACGGCGTCCAGGCCGTCCACAAATATGAGGAGGAACTGAATAAGTTTCACGGAGCCTGGCAGGCGGTGGAAATGAAGATAGGCCAGGTATTATTGGGACCGCTCAAGGATTTGGCCGCATGGCTCAATGAAAGCGGTCCGACGGCTATTCGGGGATGCATCACGGTAATCGACGAGTTGGCAAAGGCCTTTGTCGTGGCGGCGGCCGACGCCGAAAAGCTGGTAGCCGTATGGCATACTGTCGCCAGCATGCCTGCTCACATTAAGGACGCCCTCATGGGCGGAGATTCGAGCTGGGCGAAAGACAAAGCCGACCTAAATGCAAATCTTGCCGGAATCAACGAAACGATGAAAGCAAGGCTCGCCGAAATAGATGCAACGACGCAGAAAGCTCTCCAAAAAACACAGCCTTTCGTCGGCCCCCCTGAGCCTTCCGCGCCTCTTCCAGGCAAACAAACTGCCGACGCCGACATCCAGAAAGCCAAAGATCAGGCCGCTACAGCCAAGGGCGCCGGCGGACAGGACCCGGTCGCCACGCTCAATAAGCAACTGGAAGACATGCTTCGGTTGTACGAAAATTGGGATAAAAACGCATCGGCAATCGCTGAGCAGTTTTGGGCGGCCCAGTTGCAGCACACCAAAGCCGGGTCCGAAGAGGCGAAAGAAATATGGCGAAGCCTCATGGACGCCCAGAAGCAGCTCTACACCGAAGGGCAGACGCAGGCCCAGCAGGCGGCTAAAAACGCCGAAACCATCTCCAAAGGCGCGGCGGACATGCAGCGCTCGGACGCCCAGACCACCATCAAGATCGAGGAAGAACGGATCAACGAACTCTACGCGCTCGGCCAGGTATCGGCCGGCCAGCGCTTCAGCCAGCTCCAGGCGCTCTACAACCAGGAATACGCGCTCGAAATCAAAGCCTACTACGACGAACTGGCAATCCTCCAGCAGCGCGGAGACGCAACGCTGGCGCAGCAAGTTAAGACGTGGGATGCCATCGAAAAGGCACAGAACCAGCACCTGCTCAAGATGCAAAAAGACGAAGACCAGTACCTCAATACCGAAAAAACCAAGTGGGACGGCTATGCGAACCAGGTCAGTAGCGCGATGTCCCAGATGCTCTTCCACCACCAGAGCCTCATGAGAACGATGCAGCAGCTCGAGGAAAAATTCTTCAGCTATGTGATCGATACGCTCTTGAAGCGCCTGGTGAGCCAATGGCTGGCCAGCGAAGCGACCAAGACGGCGGCCACGACAATGGGCGCAACGGAGAGGGCCGCAGCCGAGTCGATGGGCTCATCAATGGGCCTTATGTCCCTCGCGGCGTCGGCCCTTAAGGCGATTGGATCATATGCCGCCGAGACCTTCGCCGGAGTTTATTCAGCCCTGGCAGGCATTCCGTACGTTGGCCCCTTTATCGCTCCTCCTGCCGCCGCCGGCGCGATGGCCGCCGTCCTTTCAGTCGAAGGCATGGTGGCCAGCGCGGCTGGAGGGTGGGATGTTCCGGCAAACTCTTTTGCAATGCTCCATGCGCGCGAAATGGTCCTCCCGGCCCCCCTCGCTGAAAGCGTCCGCCAGATGACCGGCGAGGGCCAAGGCGGCGGCAGGCGCGGTGGCGATACCAATGTGCACATACACGCGAGCGATGCCGAGTCCTTTGATAGGAATGTCTCGCGGTCGAATTCGACAATCTTGCGGGGAATCCGCCGCGCCATCCGCGACGGCAATCTCCCGTTGAGACGGTAAAGACAGCTCACGCGGAGACGCGGGATAAGAATCTTTAACCTGAAATGGAGACGGTAATGGCAAAAGTATTCGCATTTCCTCAGAAGGATGACTGGTCAGGCGCAGAGAAGCTGATTGCTAAAAAAATGAAGCAAGAGGGCTTCGGCGATGACGCAATCCGGACCGTCAACGAACGGGTCAGATCCTATCGAGACAACTATGTGATGGTGGCTCCCTTTAATATAGATATAGCAGACTTGGGCTTATCTCCCGAAGTGATGCCCGCGATAGAGGCGGTACTTCAGAAGGTTGAGGATTGGCTCCAGAAGTTCACGAATAATATACTGATAGAAAGGATTTCAACTGAGATTGATTTGCTGGCCCTCGATTAGGCACGGTACGTAAGAGAGTGAATCCCAGCTTGTAAAAAGAACGGATATCGGACGGGAATCTGTCAACCGCATGAAAGGAGAGCAGCGACACATGATCAAAGCCTATTTAGTTGGTACAGACGAACTTATCGCACGGCTCGACGCCATGCCGGGCAGGCTCGAACAGTACCTGTTCAAGGAAATGAGCGGCCTTGCGATAGACCTTGCGACCTTTATCAGAAGCGACTACCTGAGCGGCCAGGTCGTCAATGCGCCGTCTGGCATAGGGCGACGGTCTACTCAAAGCCAAGGCGTCGAACAGACATCAGACTCGATCACGGCCACGGTCCGCACGGGAGGCCCCGAAGCCCCGTACATGAAATGGCTGAACGACGGCGTTGCGGCCTACGACATCTTGCCGAAGAACAAGATGGCCCTGGCCTTTACCTGGCAGGGCAGGGAGTGGGTGCTAAAGCGCGTCCACCATCCGGAGCAGAAAGGGCGGCATTTTATGGAAAATGCCCTTAAGGCCTTCACGCCCACGGTCAAAAAGCGCCTGGAAAAAGCGGTGAGAGATGCAATTAAAACAGATTGAGGAACTGAGGCATTGGGAGATTGGAAAGCCTTTAATCCTTAGACTACTGATGGAGAATCGGAGACTTTGAAATGGCAACAGGCAAAGTCAAGTGGTTCAATGCTAGAAAAGGCTATGGGTTTATCGAAGCGGACAGCGGGCCTGATGTCTTTGTCCATTGGAGCGCCATTGAGGCAGAAGGCTTCAGAATCCTGAACGAAGGCCAAGACGTAACTTTCGAAGTTGAAAGCACTCCTAAGGGGCTACAGGCCATAAAGGTTCGGGAAGCCTGAGACTGCCGACTCCGGCAGGTCAGGAAATCGCCTCTAAGGGGCTTATTTCTGCATTTAAGCGGCCCTCCCTTGAGGACGATGGATCATAAGGGGACATTTGATGAAAAAGGATCTGGATCTTCAAAAGGCCAACGTTTCAGCATCGCTGGCAGAAGATGAAAGCATTCCTGCGCAGCCGACTTGGCCATCTCGCGATAGGAAATGCCTACTCGAACGGCGAGAAAATCGGCCGACCGTAGCATCGCACCCGCGATCCTCACGTGATAGATCGCCGCCAGGGTTAACCGCCGCCGCAAAACGGGCTCTTGCCATGCTTTCTTTTTCCGACGTACAGATGGAGTTGCCTCCACAAAGTCAGATATCGGCTCGTCGTTATCGAAGAGCCATTGATCCCATCCGCGTAAACCGAGGATTTTGCAGTCGGACCGCAAGGCGTCTAAATCAGCTTCGCTTAGAGATTCAGCTAATTCCATTTCGAATCCGCTACATTGCGAGGCGTATGAAACTAGGCTCATGGCTTTCCTCCTGTTGGGGGTCCGGAAAGTCGGACAGAACGGAGAAATTGCAATCTGGTCTGTAAAGCAAGAAACCCACCTGACGGGGGCGGGCTCTTGATGTAGATATCCGATAGCGCGTGTCGATAATATTCGTCAAAAGCATGGGTTGTCAAATGAATCCAATCCCGGCACGCGAGGTCGATGAGCTTTCAAAGGTCAACAGGCAGGTGCTTTGCGAACATTATGAAAGTTGTCTCGACCTGGCCCTGTCGAGGCGCTGGGAAGGCTTCTCGTGCGAAACCTGCGGCAGTTTTAGAGCGGCGCAGCGCCCGTCTATCGAATGGCTGGAGGATGCTTTAAGCTGCGGTAACCTGGTCGCCGTTGTATTTGGGTTCAGGATTATGCCGTAAACGGATCTCTGAGAGGCCTCAAAGTATGGACAAAGCCGATCATGGAAGCCATAGGGACAGGATGCGCGACCAATGCGCGGCCATTGCCGCACTACTCTCCAAGCATGACCGAATCTCGATATCAGAGATAGGCGATACTTTGGGGATGCCACTTCATACCGTTAGACGGTGGCTTAAGAGCTTCGCTAGGGCAATGGATCTCCGAGTCGAGAAGGGGATTGTTCTTATTGAGAGAAACTGAGGGGAGGCTGATGGGGGCAGCTTCCAGCATCGAGACCTTGGCCTTGAGGGGCAGGAGGGGCCTTATGTCCGTTGATGGAGTCTTGAAGATAAACCACCGGGAACTGATTCTAAGCTCTGCCAAAAAGGCTAAATTTGGCTTCTTGAGGCTGCCCCACAGCTTGCAGGACTCAATAATTGAAGGCTTTGACGGTGGCACAACGACTCTCGATGAGGCTTCGCAGTGCGCCTTACAGTGTGGCTTTAAGCTCAGTCATACCGCCATCGCTACTTATTACGAGGCGGTTCGCCGACGCAGGGCCAATTTGCTCGTGAGACTAACGACTTGAAATACAACAGCCTATCTACTTAGACTGATTTGGCTGGCAATTCAACAAGATAGATCTTGTCTAGCTCACTGAAGCCTCGCTTCGCTTCGGACAGGTGGGGTTTTGCCTTTTGTGGTGCAGACCCATTTTTCTGAGATTACCTGTCAAAAGTCGGGCTTGCCCCTCTCCTTGCGTGGTCGTGGTTGCGTAAATTAGTCGTCGATTTCACTTCTCAGTCGCCGAATGTCGTTCTCAAAGTCGCCGAATAAGTTGCGCCTGATACCCGCCAAAACTTAACCTCCTGCAATAAGAACCTTCATTGACTTCAGTGATGTTGGGCCAATACCTCGAAATTGCCGCCGCGAGTGCTTATCAAATGAGAGTCTGTATATTATCTCTCGAGAGGGCCTGAATCGAATGACTTTTGTCATTTTAAGGAGAGCGAATGCCTAATCGTCTTGCGGGCGAGAAAAGCCCCTACCTGTTGCAACACTCCCAAAATCCGGTGGAGTGGTATCCATGGGGAGAAGATGCATTTCGGAAGGCGAGCCTTGAAGACAAGCCCATTTTCCTTTCAATTGGATACTCCACCTGTCATTGGTGTCACGTGATGGAGCGCGAATCTTTCGAGGACGAGGAAGTTGCACGCCTGCTCAACCGCAGCTTCGTATCCATAAAGGTAGACCGCGAGGAGCGGCCGGACATAGACCAGGTTTATATGACCGTATGCCGGGCGACCACGGGTGGAGGAGGGTGGCCGCTGTCCATTTTTATGGGTCCGGACAGGAAACCTTTTTTCGCCGGGACCTATTTCCCCAAAAGAGCTCAGATGGGAATGCCGGGTTTAATGGAAATAGCAGGTAAAATTTCTGAACTTTGGTCCGGTGAGCGGGAGCAGCTTGGCAGGTTAAGCGAAGAAATAACACGCGCCATTGAGCCGAAGACGCCGGACCGGCCGGACCGGCTTCCCGGTTTAGAGCTGCTCGATAGAACCTGGCGAGACTTGGCCAGGTCGTTTGATCCTGTGTGGGGCGGATTCGGGAGCGCCCCTAAGTTCCCGAACCCTCATAATCTAACTTTCCTTACGCGATGGAACAGCCGAAATCCAGGGTCCAATGCATTTGAAATGGTTGAAAAAACCCTCTTGTCCATGCGCTCGGGCGGGATATTCGACCAGATCGGCTTCGGTTTTCACAGGTACTCGGTTGACGAAAAATGGCTGGTGCCGCATTTCGAAAAAATGCTTTACGACCAGGCGCTGCTTGCCCTCGCCTATGTCGACGCTTTTCTGGCGACCGGCGAAGCGAGGTACGCAAAAGTGATAAGGGAGATCTTCGAATACACGGCCCGCGAGATGCTAAGCCCCGAAGGAGGTTTCTATTGTGCTGAAGACGCAGACAGCGAGGGAAAAGAAGGGATCTTCTACACCTGGACGCCCGGGCAGGTTGCAAACATCCTCGGTAAAGACGCGGGAGACATTTTTTGCCTGGCCTACGGCATAACCCCCCGGGGAAATTTCGAAGAGGGGATGAGTATTCCGTACATTCCGAAGTCTTTTGAGATTCTCTCGCGGGCTTTGGGAATGGGTCTTCCGGAATTGGAGAAACTCCTCGAGGATGGTCGCAAAAGGCTCTTCGATGGCCGCGAAAAGCGGGTGCATCCCTTAAAGGACGATAAAATCCTCGCCGCCTGGAGCGGACTGATGATAGCGGCGCTCGCCAGAGGCGCGCAGGCGCTTGGAGACAGCTCCTATGCCAGGACGGCGGCTGGAGCGGTGAATTTCATTCTGCAAAGAATGCAGACCGGATCGGGGCGCCTCTATCGCAGATACCGCAATGGTGAAGTCGCCAATCTGGGGTATGCTGACGATTACGCATTCCTGATCTGGGGTCTTCTTGAACTCTACGAAACCACTTTCGACGTGGCCTATCTCTCCGAAGCGGTTAGACTTCAGCAGGATATGTCCAGAATTTTCGGGGACGCCGATGGAGGGTTCTATTTCGTGGGAAACGACGGTGAGGAGATGATAGTGAGAGAGAAGCTGATTTATGATGGGGCGCTCCCTTCAGGCAATTCCGTTGCGGCGATGAACCTGCTTCGGCTTGGCAGGATGACCGGAAACCCCGAATTCGAAAAACAGGCAGATTTGCTCATGACATCATTTGCCAGACAGGTCGCCTCTGTGCCCGCCGCTTACACGCAATTCATGCAGGCGCTCGATTTCTCGCTCGGCCCTACCCGTGAAATACTCATCGCCGGAGATTTATCATCTCCCGGGACAAGGCAGATGATAGAGACCGCTCACCGCCTCTATTCCCCAAACCGGGTGTTGATGCTCAAAGAGAGTGGAAAACACGGAGAGGATTTATCAAAAATCGCGCCGTTTTCCGGACCGATACCTTCAGGAGGAGATGGTCCCGCTGCATATGTGTGCGATAATTTCACCTGCCGCAATCCTGTCGGAAGCCCATCCGAGCTGGAGTCTATTCTCCGGAGTTAGCTTAGTTTCCGCACTGAAAGGGTCCTT